TCTCGACCATGCTGCGTATCGAATGAAATGCGGCCTGGCCCTGAGTATTCAATCCTTTATGGGCCTCTGCCAATTCGTTGACTGCCTGGCCCCCCTGCTTGAGTACCGAAATCTGTGTCTGATATCTCTCTGTAGCGGCTGCGAGTTGTGCATTGAGTTGCGCTTCCGTGCCGACGCCAGTTTCCCGGTATCGCGCATTGGCTTCCAGCGCTTTGCGGTAGTTCTCTTGCGCTCTGACCAGAGGATCGAGACGCGCAATATTATTTTGCAAACCTTGCGAGAATGTACGGGTTGCCGCAGTAGCTTTTTCCTCGGCAACAGCCATGTCATCGATTGATTTCGTCAGCCGGTCAATTTCGGCCTGGCCCTCGACCTGCAGGCGATAGATCGCCGTCTCGACAGTGTCAGCCATCTAGATCGGGCTCGCGAAAAAGATCGCAGGAGATGTTACCGCAGCGCCGGCCAGCCGGTCGCGCCGCTGAATGCGGCTATAGCCCCAGCCACGCCTAGTCATGATCCCGGTCGGCTGGTTCTTCGTCAGTGCATGCGAGCCGAGATCGACATAGCCCATTCGCACCTTGGCCCGCCCTTTGCCTTCCGCTTGCGTCATTTGCGTCACCCGCTCATAAATCCGATTTGGCACCTGGATCAAGAACGAACGTCCCGATCGGGTTCGGCCGATTTCCAGCCGCCGCGCATAAGGCACCGGGTTGGCAATGTAGATCCGGTCGCCGGCCTTGATATTTGTAGGGATGGTGTCGCCGACCGGCGCGTCGTTGACATACACGGTATGGCTACGCTTGTACTCGCCGCTAGTAACCGGTGACTGCCGCCGCAATTCCTCCAGCGCGAATTTGATCAGATCGGACAGGTAACGATAGTTGTAGACGATCGGTCCTGGAAGAACGACGGTTTCCAGATTGCTGTTGCCGGGACGATTGGCATAGGCTTCCCAGCTCGGCGTTAATCCTTTTGCCGCCGCATCCGTCATGATCCGCTGATGGCCAGTGCGCGCAGTGCGAATTAGCAGCGCCTTGGCGTCGCGTTCGGCCTTCTTCGGCCAATCAACGGTGACGATCCGGCGAATGAGTTGCGTACTCATTTCGTCTGTTTCCGCTCTGCTTCTATTTTCTCGGCGTGGACGTTGGCCCTGATGCAGCTAAGGTTCACCATCAGGTCGACTTCCCACGGCTCAATTTCGATTTGCAGCAACTGCGACCATGCCCACAAGCCTTCCCAGGTAATTACCGGATGCGACATCCCGCCCGCTGCCAATCCCATCGAATGCTGCGAGAACCACAGCCAGAGATAACCAAGCGCCTCGGGGAACGACGGTCCTTCGGGGCTGGCCAAGGCGGCAGCCGCCTTCCTACCAAGCGCGGCTAATTGCCTGGCGGCGGATTCCGAATGCTCGCCCTCGGTAGCGCCATCAGATCTTCGGGTCGTCTTCCTGAACTCGAACTCGGCCCACACGACTAGTTCGTCGATGAGCCCAGCGAGAAATTTCCCCGATCAGCCGTGCTTTCGTCGAGTTGCTCGCGCAGCCAGCCCACGGCCGGATTACCATAAAGCTCGCGAGCATTCTCCTGGCTGAACGGCAAATCGATCACATTGCCCTTGAGATCGACCAGATACCAACCCGCGGTCAGTGCCGCCAGAACCTCGGTTGCCTCGGCCTCTAATTCTTCCGGCGTGATTTTCATCCGACCGCGCATTGCCAGCCTTCGCCGTTGCACCGCGCGCTGATGCTTCCTCGCGATCTCGGAGTCAGACGAGTAGTGATCGATGTAGGCAGTCTTGCCCTCGGCATCACGCATCGGCTGACGGGTGACGGGATGAACGAGGACCAAGCGGAAGGGAGCGTCGACCTCTAACTCGAGGCCGGAGAATCTATTCATGGTTTATCCTTTGGCGGAAGGGTGAACCGGGCGACCCGCCAGCCGCCCGGTTCGATTGCAGGGAGGTTCTTCTTGCAATCACCCAGCGCGAGCCAGGCGGGGCCCTTCCTTGGCAGCGGAAGATTCGTTATCGATCTCACTCCGGTCGGCCATCAACGTGCCGGACCCGGCCGGAACTTCTGAGTCCCAGATCTGCATCGTGGTCTGTGGAACGCCGGCGGCAGTGCCTTCATATTTCAGCGCCTGATAGGGTATGGTGATCATCTGACCTTGCTCGCCTGTGGTTGCCAGGTCAGCGCCACCCAATTTCACCCGCGGCAAGTAAAAGCTCATCGCCGGCGCGCCCGGCAATGAACCTGTGGTGAGATAAGCCAGTACATCGATCTCCGATTCGTTTTTAAAATCATTGATCAAGACCGCATCCTGGAAGAACGCCGTCATCTGCCCGGTTATGACGTTCCTGCCTGCAAAAATTTCCGGTACGAGATTGCTTCCAACAACCGGATCGCCGGTCAGTGTAATGGCATTCTGGATGTTCATGGCAGTGATCACGGCGACAGTCTGCCCCGATATCCGCAGCAAACCATTGACCGCAGCCAACAAGTGCGTCGTCGTCGCCGCTGCCGGCGCGGTGAAGAATGGCGCTGCTGTAGTCTCGTACACTTCCATGTCGCGTCCGGTGGCATTAAACTCAATAGTGCTCATCCCGGTGGCTGGCATTTGCAGATTAAACCCACCGACTCTGCATTCGGTAAACAGCCGCGCGATGTCGACATCTTCGCTGTAAATTTCAACGGCGACTTTTCGCCTGGTGTGACCGGTCGACGGAATGATCAAGGAAGAACCGGTGGAAGACAGCGTGAAAGTGCTTTCCGATGCAGCCGTCGTCGGTGCCGGAAGCACACCGACGGTGCGGTTGCTGGTGCCGGAAAACCCGGTGATGACGAAGGTGGTGCCGTTGTTGGCGGTTGCGGTCAATCCGGTGAACTTGATGCCCATGCCGGGCTTCAAGCCGACGAGCACCGGGTCACCGCCACCAAAGACCAGAGTCGAAGCCGTATGATCAGCCGTCATCGACGTGAGCGTGGTGTTGCTTGCTGTGACAGGATCGGTCCAGTTCGAACGGAACGATGCCTCGAACCAATCCATATACGTCAACGGTGAAAGCTCGCCACTTATATTGCCCGCGACGCGTCGCACGCCATGCCTAAAATCAGCAATCTGATAATCGGAGCGGATTTCGTTCGATTGGTAGGTGTCCTTTGTGAATGCGAGTGTACTCGCAACCCGTCTCAAGATCTGTCCGCCGGTAGCACCCGGGTCCGTTGCCGATACTGCGGGGACACCTGGCACGATAACCGGCGAAGTATAGAACTTGTAGGCTATTCTCGCAGATACGCCTTCAGCTAAGGGCATGGCAGACTCCTGTTTATCCGGTCAGGTCGAACGTCACCACGGCCTCGACCACGGCGCATTGATAATTAGAAATATCGGAAGCCAAACCTGGCACCGCGAGGGTAGACGCTGTGCCGACCGGGAATACGCCCGCGCCGAAACATGAGATCACATCATCCCGGTACGAGCGCAACTGAGCGGCCACGGGTTCGGCATACGCGGCCACGGCTTCGGCGCCATACCCCATCGGCGAGAATACGAAAGCCTCGACCCGCATCCGGTTGCGATAGACATTGTTGCCGCGCCCGCCGCCAAAACTGACCGCGATTTCGCCCTCGTTGTTAAACGCTACGACGGCAAACGGACTCGGCGTGTCCGGCAGCAGTGCCGCGTCATCACCCTCGAAATAAACCGGAAAGCCATAGCTGCCCGCGTTGAGCCGCTCGCGAACCCGCGCCATAGCTTCGGCTGTGGTGACCGACATCAGCCCACCGCAACCATTTTCAACGCGATCAGCGTCCCGCCGGGCATGATCTCCATCACGCTCTTGAGCGCCATCTCTTTACCACTGGAGACGTGACCATCAGTCAAAGGCGGCGTCGCGTTTGGATCATCACAACCGAAAAACCGGGTTACCAGACGATCGTTATTGTTAACCGGCGGCACCATCGCAGTAAAGCTATCGACCAGCGCCCAGACCAGCAGATTGCCCTGCACCACGCCGCCGACCAGCGCACTATCGGGCGCATAGATCACATAGGCCCGCGCCAGTGTATCGCCGAAGGTCCGCGTCGGCCCGGTGCCGGTGTATCGCCTGATCCCGATCCACTGCCCAGCCTTGGCGATCTTGGTCTGGTACTGAGCCAGCAGTTCGGCGGCACGGCTCACTTGTCAAACCGCCGCAAACGCCAGCGAGCGCGCGTCCCAGATCGAGGCCATCGCGAACTCGATATCGCCATCCGGCACGTTGCTGCCCAGTGCAGCCGGGTCACTTTCAATCTGCGCCGAAATCGATGGATTGGAGGAGATCACATGCGCGGCGACGATCTGCGGCTTCTCCTCGCCCCGGATCACCATGCCTGAATAGGCGATACGTTCGGCATGATGCGCCGTTCCCGCATCCTCGCTGGCGACATTCTGTGCCACCCTGAACTCGATCATCATGACGCGACCGGCGAAGGTTTCGTTCGATGCGGTTGCGATCAGGTCGAGCGCCGACATCATGTTGCTCCGAGTATTTGCGCCGTAGTCTTTGCATTGCCGACGCTGTCGAGCGTGGCGACAACTATCGGCGGCACCGGATCGGGCACGCCGCCATCGGCGAGCCATTGCTGATATTCAGCCCAGTCGCGGTTGGCTGGATCGTTGGGGATGCACGCACTATCGGCGGTACGGATCACTGATGCTTCAGTTGCGGTGAGTTGGTATTCTGCCATCACAACCTCGCGTTCAATGAAACGTAACAACTGGTATTTGTGTTGTAAGCGGAAAGAGCGCCGGTCGCCGTTGCTACGATATTAAAGCCAAGCGATTTTGAACCGACACCATTGAGGGTTGGTGCCGATGCGTTAAATAAAGTCCACGAACCTACAATTAGTGCAGTCGGAATTGCCCGCATTTCTACCGGGTAGCCTAATGTTTGCGCGGCCCCCGTTCCGGCAGTTGTGTAACTACTCAGGTATACCTCGGCTGCAGCACTGCCACCGAGCTTCTGCCAATACCGCTTACACAACGCCAACTCGCTGGCGTAATCCGGCACCATGAACGGCGGCGCGACATTACCTTCGTACAAGCCGACATCGAACAGTTCGAACACATTGTTGACGGTACCCATGAAGTTGAACTGGTTTGCTGTCGCAATAGGGTTACCTGTAGCTGTCCATGCGTTGGCGACACCCTGCTTTGTGGTCCCACACATCAGTGTCCAGATTATATTGAGACCGACGAGATTGCCGGTTTGCCACGTGCCTGCTGTATCCAGCGGCACCGTAATCGACTTGACAACGTCGATGTTAGCTTCGCCAGCGGCGATGACAAATTCTGCGACATAGGTCCGATTGCCGACGTCATTGTAGAACGACACGCAATAAGTACCGACGGGAGCCTTGACGCCAAACTGAAGTGTCGCCGTCTTAGCAGCGGCGCTGCCCATTCTCAGATCAGCAACGCGAAATCCTTCAATGGAGTGATAGATAAAACAGTAATCCCCAGCAGCTACTGAAGCATCAGCTACAGTAGCGGTAAGACGTAGTCTGGAAGGAGACCCACCCGGCGTCGGGCTCGCAACATTCTGGGCAGTCTGAGTTCCTGCATTACTGAAGGTCATAAAAAATTGGTCAGCCGGACAAAACCCAGCCACCGTCCCTGCCGTTAACCCGTTCTCCTGACTGATCATCATCGCGCCGTTGATGATGTAATTCTTTTTCAACACATCGATATTGGCACGAGCTTGTGCTTTTTGCGTCGCGGTCAGCGATTGCGGTATGTCGTAGCGCACCACCTGGGTGAGCGCCGCCCGTGACGTATCGGTCGGATGAACATGATCGCCACGGGAATACAGCGCCGACGCGCCCGGTGACGCCGTGCCGTCAATCAGCGGGTTACTGTTGCTCGGCGTTTGTGGGTCGCCCTGCGGTCCCGTAGCGCCAGGTACACCCTGCGGTCCAGTTGGCCCCGTAACACCCTGAATGCCCTGCGGTCCCTGCGGTCCAGGAACAGTGGAATCCGCGCCAGCGGGCCCCTGAGGTCCTTGCGGCCCCGGAACACCCTGCATGCCAGGATTTCCGGTCCATCCCTGAGGGCCTTGCGGCCCCTCTGGTCCCTGAGCGCCGGTAGCGCCAGTTAGTCCCTGCGGCCCCGTTGGTCCTTGCGGTCCTGCCGGTCCCTGTGGCCCGGGCGGGCCATCCCCGCTACCGGCGCCGCTTCCGCCGCCGCCGCCGCCTCTTATCGGCAGCACCTGCCAATCGGCGTCACAACGAACGTATTTCATGCCATCAATAGGCGCCTCTTCCACCTCTCCTGGCGGTCCCCTCTCGCCTTTGGGACCTTGCGGTCCCGGATCGCCCTTGGGGCCTGTCGCGCCGACTTCGATCAATTTAATGATCTCGGGCGGCAACACGCCGATCCGGGCCAGGGTATCGTCCTGCACGTCGATGATAATCGCGCGGGTTGTGGTCAGCGCGATGTCGATAGTGCGACTCATTTGACAGCCGCCAGTTTTTTTCTTGCGGGATCGAGCGATGTCGCTTGCATCGCGCAATACGATCCTATCAGCACCGTGGCGACATCTCCGCTGGGATAGGTCAGTTTCAAGTCCCACCCACCTCTGGCCGGCAGGTCGCGGCTTTGGCCCGATGTCAACACCATCTCGATGATGTTCGCCTCGGTGACGGTGCAACCCAGCGGCATGGCAAAATTATCGCCCGCCTTGCCGCGCAGCGTGGCTTCGACCGTGACGCCGGTCAGGTCAGCACGTTGCGTTTTGTCCTTGTCGGCCCATAGTTTGATTTGCCAGCGGCTAGTGTCGCCGCGGTAAATGTTAAGATTGTAGTCGGCTGGAATCATATTTCGACGACCCGATAGACTGACAACAGACTAGCAATAGTATCATCTACAACCTTGAACACCTCAGCAGTGACGCCGTAACGGGTCTGGCCAATGCCCTCCTCGGCCTCCATGGTAACCGCGGGATTGCGTGACGCGATGTGATGGATATGCCCAGCGCCGAGCGCAATCGCCGTTCTGATCGGTTCCGGAACGGATGCTCCGTCATCGCCATAGCCGGCAATAAAATCCAGCGTGATGGCATCGGAGCTGATCGTTAACGATGGCCACGATCCGATCGGCGTGATGTAAGGCCGTTGCGCGTTCTGTGTCAGTTTATAATCGACGCCCTCTGTCAAATTTATCGAACTGCCGCCCGCGCCGACATAACTGACTGTCAATTGCTGTAACGGCGGCAACGGAATGTAGAGCCGACTGCCGCATGGGAAAGCATCGAGATGTCCGCGCCAGCTTTGCGTGATCAGCGCCCGATTGAGCCAGCCGACGGCACCGTCCAGTTGCTGGCGCGACGCCATGATGTAGGCGTCCATGACTTCGTCGGAAACTTCGTCACCGATCGCCAAACGCGCCTTGGCCTCGGCCGCCGTCAATGGCTCGACGGCCGGAGGCGCGACCAGTTCCAATCTGATATAGGATTGCTGGTCGCTGCTCATGCCACGGCCTCGCGGTGATAGCGCTCGAACGCCCCCAGCATATTGCAGACCAGCCGGGTTTCATCCGAAAGCGTCAACACCAGTTCGAATCCAACCATGTCAGCCCTGACGACCGACAATCCGGCTGGCCCTCGCTCGCCTTTCTCACCTTTTGCACCCCTTTCGCCTGGCTTGCCGCGGTTGCCCTTGGCCCCCAACACCCAGCCGTCGCCCGGCAATGGGCCGGGATCGTCCGTCACCGCGCGCCACTCGGAGCCGTTAGACGTAACCACGTCCATCGCCCGATATATCTCAGCCTCACACCAAAGCCCGCAGGCGCGGCCAGGATAAGCAGGGTCGCCGGGGCCGCCTTTCTCGCCGACGCTACCGGTCGGCCCCGCAGGGCCTTCTGGGCCCTGTTCGCCGGCTGGGCCTCGCTCACCGCGCTCGCCGGTCGGTCCCAGCAGGCCGGGCAATCCGTCGCGACCATCGCGGCCTACTTCTCCGCTCGGCCCTGGTGGCCCCTGCGGGCCGGTCTCGCCACATTCGCCGACCGATCCGTCCCGGCCAGGTTGGCCCTGATCGCCCTGTTTCCCTTCCGGTCCCGGTTGACGCAGCAGGGTAGCCAACTGTTCAATCTTAGCCTCGAGCGTCAATCGCTGCGCCCGCTCTTGCGCCAGCACCTCGCCGACCGCGGCGATAATCGCTCTGTCATCCAGCGGCATGGCTCATTGCTCTCTCCAGCAAAAATGCCGCATACGCCTTCTGCTCTTCCGGCGATTGTGCCGCGGCATTATCATTGGCCGTCGTCGGCGCTGATGGTGCAGACGGCGCCGCTGCCGGCATTGCAGGCAGACCCGCGGCCGCCGACAATGGCACCAATTGCGCTTGCGCGCGCGGCTCGCCGCCCTCCTTGGCCGCCGACAATCCTTCCAGAGCACGCGCTTCGTTCGGCGAATACACCGTCCCCTGAACGCCCCTGGCGAGGCCCTCGATCCGATCCTTGAATGCACTCCGTAGCAGCGCCCTGGTGTCGTATTCGGTCCATTCCCGGCCCGCGGTTACATCGTTCAGGCCGATGAAGGCATCCGTACTGACTTCGATATGGTTGATGAGCCAACCGAGGCCGGCCGCGAGCCATTCCGCCATGATGGCTTCGCTCGACTTCTGCGTAGCGGTATCGTTGACGCCAAGCAGAATCATCGGAACGCCGAACACCGCTGCAATCGACCGGTCGGTCAGCTTCAACATGTCGATAGTTTGCGCGTCCGCGTTCGAGACCGACAGCGGCTGGAATTTCAGGCCCCAGCCAAGGATCGGCACGCCGCCGGAATTCAACCCGACCGCCTGCTCGTTCCACTTGGCGCGCAATTCCTGAATCTGGGTGCCGGATAATTCCCTGTCGCTGGTGAGCACGCCGGACGGTCGGCTCATATTGGAAGTGAGGGCCGCAGAGGTCGTCATGATCGCGCCGCGGGTTGCCTGTTCGTTCCGAAGCGATGCCAGCCAGGTTTCGCCAATCAAAGGATGCCGCGGCGTCGCCAGTCTGATGTGAAATACATCCCGCGCCGGAATCGCCAGACTGCCGCGGTCAAACAGGCCGGTCAGCGGATTAAACCCGATCTGGTAAAACACCTCGCGAAAGGTCTGGCCTTCCACCAGCACTTGAACCGGGTGGCATTGTCGCGGATCAGTCCAGTGCAGCGCCGTGACCTCGCTGCGGGAATTACGTTCCGCGACCCAATAAGAATTCCCGGTCAGCAGTAATGATCGAATCAAATGCACCAGGAAATCGCTCGATGTCATATAATTGTTCGGCGTCCGCAACAGCCGCGACAGCGCCGATGTCGTGACAATCTCGTTGCCGCCGTCCCCGGTATCGCGCTTGTGGTAGCCCGGCAGTTGCGCAATGGCGCGGGCATAGGCCCAGACACAAGCTTCGACGATCGAGGACGAGGGTCCCGGCAATGGATCGTAATCCATCTGCCAGAAATTGGCATTGCGACCCCAGGCATCGGGCAGCCAGCCCTGACCCAGGATATTATACGGGCCGGCGTGGGGATTGCCCTCGCCGGCCGGATTGGTTTTGGTGCGCCAGGGGACCAGCGCAGCCAATACGGAAAGTGGATTCATCTGTGCCTGGGGGGTGTGGGCGCTGGCGCTGGCGGCTTGACGTCCCTGGTCTCGTATTCGCCCCTGGACTGTGGCGTCATATCGCGCTTATGCGTTTCCGGCGGCGTGGGTGGTTCCGGCGGCGGCGGCTCGACCCATTGCGCCTTCGCCCAGGTCATGGACGCTTCATACGCATCCTGACGCTCCTGTTCGGTGAGAGGATCGTGCGGATGCTCATCGAGCGGAGCAAACGGATCGACCGCCCAATGGGCATTGACGGCGGCCGATGCATCGGCCGCCGTCATCGTCAGCCGGCTATCCCGGTATGGCCCGAGGATCACTTGAACTTCCGTGGTTTCTTCAGTCATGTTCACCATCCGACCGCTGTTATAGTCTGGACCATGGTGGCCCGCGTCATCGCCCACGTGATGTAGAGCGACAACCGAATAGCGATCGAATCCGTTTGGAATAACGATCGCATCGGCGCCGCGACCACGTTCGGCGTACCTGTCGTGCCAAGCGCGAGCGGCGTCGTATCTTCCTCATGCAGAGTAGCCTCGTTCGACACCGCAAAGCGCGGCGTGTCTCCCGTTGCAGTAGTGAACCACTCCGCATCGACCGCAATGACCTGACCCACCGGAACGGTTCTGGATGAGACAATCCGGGTGATGCCAAATTTACCGGCGGCCTGTAGCAATCCGTCGAACACAAAGTCACCGGTCGTGGTCGTTGCCATGGTCAAGGATCGGGCTTGCGCCGGATTGACCATCAGCACGATCTTGCCGCCGCCGCCGACCGCTTCCATCGGTTTGATCAAGGCGTTGAGATCGTCAATGATCTTCTGAACTGTCGTCGTCGCCGAAGATGCCGCAACCGGAGTAACGCCGTTGAGCAACCCGGCCGGTCGAGCGGCCGAGGCCGCGACGTTATCGATCAGGAAGGCATCGAGCGATTCCTGCGTATCGTCGGCCATAGCCTTACGCAGGATGCCTTCAATTGCAGGCGTACTGTAAAAGGCCATCTCCTCGGTGAATGTGGTGATCACTGCGAGCTTGGTTGGCGTCATCGTGATCGGCGCTAGACTAATCTTCTTCACGGGTTTCGGCGCGCCCTCGCCGACCCACGCGCCTGCCGCCTTCGAAGTATTGGTGCGCGTTGGGATCTTGACCACGCCATTGGAACCGAAGTCGATCCGCATGCCGGTTTCCGACAGTGGCCCATAGAGCGAATTAGCAATCAGGCGATCAAGAAACCCGCCATAGGCGATCTGCACCAGTTCGGCCGCATAGCCGGCGGTACCAGTCGAGGCCGGATTGACGGCGGCGCGCAGCACGATCTGCGTTCCCTCGTCGTTGCCGTACATGTTGCGCAGCACATGCTCGACCGGCGTCTGCGACGCAAATGAGCGCAGCGCCACCGCCATGGCCCGGTAGGTGTAATCAACCGGTTCGATTTTCTTCTTTGGCATGCTGAATGCCGGAGACGCTGGCGCGATAATCTCTTGTGCCGGTTGTGCTGACGGTGGCGTGCCGATCCGCACCGCAAGCGCCTTTTCCTGTCTTTCGAGCACCTCAAGCGCCGCCTGTTCGGCCCCGATCAGATCGGGCAACTCCTCGGCCGATCTGGTTTCCTCGTCGTTGAGATCGTCCTTGTTAGTCAGATCGGTAAGCTGATCGCGCAGGCCGACAATCCTTTTTTGAGCGGCCTGAATCTTCTGGGAAAGCGTCATATTCATATTATTCGCGCCTCTTGGCACGAGGGATTTGGCAGGCTTGCCGGTTTTGGCCGCGGAGCTTCGTGCTGGCTCGCCGAAGACTTCCGCGACAAATTCAGATGGCAGATGCAACGATCTAGCGACCGCCATAGCGTTGGGATTGGCCGGTACCGCCACCAACGAACACTCGAGCAGCTCGCTCTTGGTGAAGCGCCACGGCCCGAATTCCTTGCTGGCGTCCTTGGTCAGCGGTTGCCGCTCGACTGGCGCAAAGCCGACCGACACGGTGCGAAGAATGCCCTCGCGCACCAGGTCGCGAATGTATTGCGCCATCGGCCACTTGTCGGAATTGGTCCAAACGATGCGGCCCACCAACTGATTGCCGGCCTTACGAATATCAGTCCAACTGCCAACGATCTGATTGGTGTTGTGGTTGAACAGGACCGGTGGCGGCGACTTGATCCGATCGAGTTGCCAGCCCGAGGCCTCGACCACATCGCCCATGCGATCGACCGAGTTGTCGGACAGCACAAATTCTTCCGGCTCGCCGCCAGGAGGCGGCGCCGATTTTACGGCGTAGCGCATGTGGGAATGCCTTCAGTTAAAGCGGCCGTATCTCAAGAACGGCGTTTGCGTCTTCACAGCCAACCATTCTTGGGATGGGTACAGGAAGACAACAAAGTGCCCAAGCCCATGTAGGCGACGGCCCTCGGCCTCGAGTTCGTCGGCTGTCATTGAATCGCTACCCAATCATTCCGGCGATATCGAGCTCGACGCCCGAGCTCTTCATGACGCCGATCACCATCAATGCGGCAACCGCCAAATCGATCCGGCCATAGGTGCGCCGCTTCTCCGGCTTGCGATTGCCCTGCGGCGTGCCTGGCTGATGCTGCAACACGGTGTTGGAAATGCACCAGCGCAACACCGGATGGCCGCCATGCACGATCCGGCTTTCAGTCGCCGCGACTTCAAATTCCCTGATCGCGGGCGAATAGCTCTTGTAACCCTGGATGAACGGCACCAGCGGCAGCGCAATGCCCATCCGGCCCATCGCCTGGCGCAGCGCGTTGATGTTCCAGTTGTCGAACGCAACACTGACCAGATTCATGCCGCCGGTCGCCTCGACGATATCGGCCAGCACATAGTCGTAATCGATCGTCAGCCCGGGTGTCGCCTTCAGCACGCCCTGCCGGTGCCAGGCGTCATACGGCGCACCATCGCGCTGCGTCCGCGTCATGAGGGTCTTTTCCGGCGTCCAGGCCAGAGGCTTCAGGTGAATGCGGCGGTTGTTATCTTCCGCGGCCAAAACAATCGCGGTGAGATCCAGCCGCGCCGACAGATCCAGCCCGCCATACACCGCTCGCCCGTCGCGGAAGATGGCTTCGTCAATCGCATCGTCGCCCTGGTTCCAGACCGCCGGCGTGCACAGCATGTCGGCCGCCGTCTGAATGCGCTGGTTGCAGCGCAGATTGCGGAACGCGCTCTCCGCGCTCGGCATCCGCTTGGCCTGCTCGGCTTCCTTGAAGATCGTCTCTGGGTCGAGAAACACCCCCAGCGCCGGGTTGGTCGCGCGGATCACCTCATGATCAAACACGTCGGCATTCGGCGGCGCACAGGTCAGGTCAATCACCAGCGCCGGATCGTCGCCGGCCAGCCCGTCGTCTATCAGTTGACTGAGGGGATGCTCGTCGTCCTCGGCCTGGGTCGACAGGATGATCCCCAGACAGCGCTTGCGCTTGCCCATCGCAGTACGCAGCGCGTCGAACAACTTCCGATCCCTGGTCTGCGCCATCTCGTCATAGCACCACCAGCTGGGCGCCAGCCCGTGACCGCGCCGCGCATCGGCCGACAATGCCTCGTATTTCGAGCCCTTGCCCGGCCCGTCCGTCACCTCGATGCAGCGCCGCTGTCCGCCCGAACGCACACGGGTCACCACCGCAAATTCCGGCACCGCATGCAGGATCGCAACCATTTCGTCATGCATCAGCGCCGACTGCAACCGGTTCACCGCGGCCGAATAACATTCGCCGCGCAGTTCCGCTTCAGGCCCGAGTAAATGGCAAAGCGCCAGTCCCGAAACTAGCCCAGTTTTGCCGTTGCCGCGCGGTTCCGAACGCACCGCCAGCCGAACGCCGGTCGAACCATAGACACGCTCGATGAAGCGCCGTTGACCTGGCAGTAATTTCAGGTTGGTGCCTAGTTTGATGCCTTTGGTGATCGGCAGAAATTCCAAGAATGCGATCACCCGCTCGACCCGAGACAGCCCTTTCTTCTGCCACGGCAGTTTACGCGGCCGCTTGTCAGCGAGAGCTTCGCGCGCCTGGCGCTGCAGTGCCGTACCCCTGGCTTCCGTCATCCTAATGGAGTTCCCTTAGCGCGTGCATCCTAGTGAGTTCCACTTAGCGCGTGCAAAAAACGCCGCATGCGGTTCCTGCTCCCCCGGCGCGAATTTTTCGAGATGCCCCCCCCGGTCATCGATTTGACCACGGATGCCCCGGTTCGCGCGGCCAACCGTCGGCGTCGACGAACACGCGCGGCTTGTTGCCGCCCTCGATCCGTTGCTGATCGCTGTCGTGACAATTCTTGCATAAACTATTGAACGGGCCAGCCCAGAACGCCCCCCAGTCGCCGTTGTGACGGACGATGTGATTGCAAACGGATGCTGGTCGATCAATGCCGCGTTGCTTGCACATGCAGCACATGGGCTGTGCCCTTAGCTGTGCTGCCCGCAAGCGGCGCCACCGTGGGGTGTGGTACCAGGCACGCCATGGCAGGGCCGCCTTACGCCTGGCCTCGTAGGCCTGCTTACTGTCCACGCCCTGATGTTCTCGACTGCGTCGGCTTGATGACGCGCACGACAGTCACCTTGTCCCTGCGCTTAACGGCCCGACGCAAGGCGGCTCGATCATCCGTCGTCCGCTTCTTTGGCTTGGCTTTCATGTGAAACCTACTTCACCGTAGTCTTACGGATAACGCGGGACTTGCGTACGCTGAAATAGCGTGTATGTTGCGTTCATTGAAACGGAGCAAGCAAATGACCAAGCCCAAGATCACCATCCGCTTTTCAGTCGACAAGAACGGCAAGCGCCGTGCCCACTACTGGGGCTTGGCTCGCCGCTGGCTCCCGATCTCTATCGACGCCGCTGAGCTAAAACTAGCAACCGGCGAGGCGCAGCAACAGTGACTCCCACCCAATACCGCACCGCCATCAAGGCTCTCGGCCTCAGCCAAGAGAGAGCCGGCGACTGGCTCGGTATCGGCCGACGAACTTCTCAGAGTTACGCGCTCGGGGAAACCCGCATCCCCGAGCCGGTCGCCAAACTTTTGCGGATCATGATTGAATTGAAACTCAACCCAGACGAAATTGAAGGAATTACAAAGTGAAGAAATTACTGATTGCGACCGTTACTTTCACTGCGCTGTTTAGCAGCGCGGCCTATGCTTTTGGAGATGTTGTCATTGCAGCTCCACCAGAGGCAAAGCCTCCTGGTGTTCCGTACATCATGCCATTCGTATCGGATCGCACCTTCCGGCGCGAATCGAACTTCCGGCCCGGCCCATTTCATGAACTACGTGCGGATGAAAGGGTAGAATGGCGCCGATAATGGTGCGCTTGAATACCGAACAGAAAGGTGCTCCGTGAAAACCCTGATTGCCGCTAGCCTGTTGCTTGCTCTTGCCTCTCCCGCTCATGCCGAATGGTTTCTGAGCTTTGACATGCAGCTCCGGAACTGTGCTACGCGAAGTCGCTGCGTAGACAAGCGCGAAACAACTGATTGGGTTACAAAGGAAACCTTTGCTACCCGCAACCAATGTCTTGCTAAAGGCGATCGCGTTATCAAGCTTTTCAAGGCGCCCTATAGTGCCCGGGCTGCTGATACTGAGGGAGGTCACATAATTGAAGAGATGGGCAGTCTCTATGGAGATGCAGAAGGCTCGGGCATAACGCAGCTTCACGTTCGCTGTGAGGAAGGTTTCGAGATGAGCGGCACCGCGGCCGAATGGAACTGCGACAACGACATTACAGCCGCCGCGAACAGGGGTCGGTTTTTCATATCGATGGGCAAAGGCAAATACTATGAGGGCGACACCGTTCCGCCCCGCGGTAGCTGGGACTTCCGGAAAAACGGCGACCTCTGGATCAACGGGCGGCAGTGTAAGCAGACCAACTAACATCATCGTCATCCCGGCGAAAATCCGAGGGCGAGACAATCGAAAAAGCCGCCTGACGGGGTTCCCCGCGGGCGGCTTGTCGATTGTGGTGTTTTTACCATGAGTTACCCATAGGTCAAGGGCTTGCACCATTCAAAGGCCAGAGTACCACATCTGGCATACTATCGCTGGATTGGAAAATCCGAAGGTTTCAGCCAGTGTATTGAGGGCTTCAAAAAGTCGCCGGGCGAAATACAACTTGCAGGCCGATCCCACCATGCCCCGCGCTGCCGCAATCTGCCGGGTGGTCTTGTTCTGGATCAGCATTTCGTGCATCAGGATCGAGCCATCCCGGCCCAGCACCCCGTAGGCTTTGGTTAGCCATTTGGTGGCCCAGAGCTGCTCGTCAGTGAGAATTTCCCGCGGCGGGTCGCCATCCACCGCCTCACTCAATTGCATCGCGCGGGGGCCTCTCTCTGCCACGGCAAACCACCGCTGGAATGCCCTACCGGCTTCGTACTGGGCCTGGTCGATATGGCCGCGGGCGAGATGGTCGGCCAGCGGGTCGTCGCGCACCGAACGCACCGCCGAGATCCTGGCCCCGGCCTCGTAGGGATCGTCGACCTCGACCTCGACGATGTGCGCCGCCGAGCCGCGGTTGATCTCGCGGGCGCGGCGGTCGTGGACCTGCGGGCCTTGCAGATAGGGATCGTATGGCTTGCGGCCCCTCATCTGGCGCTCTCCTGGATCCTGCGCTGGAGCGTGGCGAGCAATTGAGCCGCTGTACCGGGCTCTAAACCCTTCTCCCGCATGCATCGGGCGAGGACATCCCTCGAGGAGCGGACGAACGAGATCGCCTGCCAGTATGGTCCGCTGCGACGGGTTCGGCGGCGGTACAGGATCCACTGAAGTTCGTCGGCTCCCACGGCCCAGTCGCCCTCAATCGCAAATACTCGATCGGTCACAGGATCGAAGGTTTTGCCGGTCATGGCGATCACTCGATCAGATGAGGGCCGCTGTAGCTGCGCGCCTGACGCGCGCGGTCGGCGAGCTTGGCTTGGATGGCAGTAACGTCGAGCGCAGGCATCATGGTCTCGATGGCGGGCATTCTCCTGAGAAACTCGATGGCGGCGGCGCTGGTCAGGCCGTTGGCGATCACTTCGGTCTGTGCCTGCACGCTGGCTTGCTCGATCTGCACCCGCGCGACCTTCTCCATCGCGTCGATCTCGGCCTTGGCGACGCGCCGCAGCTCAGTCCGCCGGACCTCGTAGGCGTTCTCGCCGCGCTGCGCCCATCCGAAGCTGACGCGCGGCTGGAATTCCTCCGGGATGCCGAGCTTGCCGCACTCGGCTTCGATCTTCTTCATCGCCTCCTGCGTCGCGCCCTGTACAGCCTCGACCGCCGCGCGCCAGACGTCGTTGGTGGCGAACGAATGCACCGCTGACACCTGCTGCTCGAATTGCGCCAGCATCGCCGCTGAGCGCTGTTCCGCCGCCGTCTTCGCCACGCGCTCGCGTTGCTTGATCAACCGGATCAGGTCCTCGCGCTCGCCCTTGGTCATCGCGTTCATGTTTGCCACCTGATCAGCGCGATCATTTCACCCACCCGCGCTGTTGGACGTTGGCGACAAGCTCGCCCGAGCCGATCGAACTCGCGCTTTTTTGCACCGCTTCCCTTGCTTCCTTTGCAAAGCCAGCCGGTGTCGCAGCATCGGCAGCAGCCGTGGTTTGCTGCACTGCACCCTCGCGCGCAGCTCCGGAAAAGGTTTTAGTTATTCTTTCTGGAAAGGCGCGCGTCCCGGTTTGCCGTGGCACATGGCCCGGCAAATCGCCCGGCAAACCTGAGATCGCTTGCCATTTCAATTTAGTAGCGGTGCCGCCGGTGCTACCAGCGGCCCGCCTTTTCTCGGATAGTGCGACGTCGCGCACCATACGCCGGTTGAACAACCGCCCGGCGCGGTCACGGCCTGCGACGCCCTTATCCAGTATGCCGACGACCAGACTTTCCGCCTCGGTGGGAGAACAGTTCGCGAAGCGAGCCATCTCCTCGTACGAAACCGGATTCCCTCTTTCGTCGCAGACATAACCGGTAGGTGCTGCCACCGCCGCGATTGCCAACAGATCAATCCACAGTCCGCGCTCGGCCGGCGTCAGGCGGCGCACCGCCGGATCACCGGACCAGTCACTCCAGAACCAGCGGGTGGAGTGCTTCGCGGTCATTCCTGCTCCCCGTCAGGGTTGGGGAGAAAAGAAATTCGCTTGTGCGCTCAATAACGCTTTTGAGCGGGTTGGGGCGATTAAGTGTTTGATTTTCTTGCTAGGTTCTCTTTCTGCCGGGATCGCCATTTGTCAAAAATCCCTTTGTTTTCGTTACGTTTTTTCATTTCCTCCCCAACCTTGGGGTCAAGGGTTGGGGAAACTTCCTTCATCCTTTGGGTGCGGTTTCCTTCTGATACGCCACTAGCCGCGCCATCGCACTGGCCGCCATCCGCATCGCGTCGGCCTGGTCGACATAAACCTGTGCCTGCGTGATGGTGCGCCAGCCGAATACCTTCATCAGTTCGGGCGCCTGCGCGCCCGCGTAGGCGAGCCGGATCGCCGCCGCCTTGCGCAGGCCGTGGCTCGAGACTTCCGACAGCCCGGCGGCGTCGCAGGCCTTGCGCATCCAGTTGCCGAACGATGCCTCGCTGGCAAACGGTTTGCCGTGGTCGGTCACAAGGAACGTCCTGGTCGACACCACGCTCATAGCCGCAATCGCCGCCACCAGGTCGGAATGCAGCGGCACGTTGATCTTGACCCCGGTAGTGCGGGCGGTTTTCTTCGGCTCGAAATCCCGCAGCCAGCCGCCCTTGATGTCGGACGGCCCGATCCGGTGGGCATCGGAACGGCGTAAGCCGAGGTTGAGCATGATCTCGAGCGCCAGCCGCTCGCGGCTGCCAAGCGGGTGCCGCGCGCGATACTGCTCGACGTCGTCCTCGGTAAAGGCGATATGACCGTCGCTACGCCCAGCTTTGTCCCTGACCACGCCGTCGAGCGGGTTGACCTGGATCAAGCCATCGGCCAGCGCGAATTTCACGAAGTGACCCAACGCCTTCATCCAGTTCCTTTGCGCATTCGGTTTAAGCGGCTTGAGCCATTTCTGAACGTGCTCGCGCTTCAGCTCACGCATCGGCTCGCCGCCATAGCGGCCGCGCAGCTTCTCCAGGATCGGCCGCCGCATGGCTCGTGTGCCCGGTGCCAGTCCCTGGATCCAGCCCGTCGAACCGTAGTAGGCCACCAGCGCCGCCGACAATGTGCCCGGCCGGGTCATGCGTGCGCCGACCGCCGGCACTTCGAGACCATCCGCCTTCTTATCAGCCGCCTCCCATGCCGCCAGGAAACCAGTCGTGCCGGGCATCGGCAGCGCCGCCAGCCGCGGCCCCTTGCTCCGCCGGTACCACCAGCGCGGATGACCGTGCCGATCGACCTGGTGATCGACATGGGGCACGCCCCATTTCCAGCGCTTCTTCATTCGCCGTCCAGTGGTTTGTCCCATCCGCTCGCCCGTTCTGGTTCCACCGGCTCGCCGCCCGGCAATGAGACCACGCTGATCCGGCCGTTCCTGTCAACATCCACCCGGAAATTTTCCAGCCCGGCGTTGCGCGCCGCCTTGATCGCCCGCCTGAGGTCGTTCTGCCGGAAGGTCGCCATCATCGTTCCCTGGCCAACCATGCTTGATAAAGGTTGTCGAGGTCGTACCAGAGCGCCTGAGCATTGAGATTGTCGGCCAGTTCGCGGCGGGATTCGATCTCGCACATACCGCGCACAATGCTGGCGGCCGTCTCCTCGTTTGATACCGGCAAAAAATCGGGGTCATCGCGGCTCATGAGCTCGTTGGGCTCGTACCGGTTGGTTTGTTCTTCGAGGAAGGCGCGAAACACCGGATCCTTGCACCGCACCGCGGCTTGCGTGACCGCGCCGAGTTCGGCCCACGTCCTGTGTTTGTCATCGGCGGTCATGCGGATTCCCCCGTGACGCCCTTCAGCCGCCAGGTCTGCGAGCTATTGAACCCGAACAGGCCGTCGCCCACCGGCTCGAACTTGCCGCTGTTGAGCAGACTGCGGCCCTGGTTTTCAGCGACATACGTGCCGCTCGGCTCCAGGCAGTAGCTGATCACCGGGTTGCGGGCGCGATTCGTAGCGATGGTCTTGGTGAGCCGCTCGCCGTTACGGCAACGGTCGAGAATCTCCTCGCGACGGAGCTTCATTAGGCGGCCGCTTTCTCGCCATAGAGGCTGTTGAGCTGCATAATCTTTTCGTCAAGTTCATTGAGGAAACTCACCACCTCGGTTTCCAGTTCGGCAATGCGCCTGTCGTCGCGCTCGATCCGCATCACAAACAGGCGCATACTCTCAGGCATCCGAGGATCGTAGGAAACGAAATCGCACCATTGCCGTCCAGTGCATGCGAGTTGGAACTGGATCTGCGATTCGTATTTGCCAGGCATGGCTTGGCCGAGCAGAGTGTCCAGGTGCGTTGCGGTATTTGGGCATTTGATTTCCACGAGGCCATCGGTGCCGACGAAGCCGTCAGGCGAACAACCGGCGCCATCCCCGAACCTGGGGTGATGCACAAACGCCACCTGCTCGACGGTGACGCCCTGGTAGAACTCATAGGCGAATCTGGCTTCCGGCTCGGTGTCCGTCCCGTGCTGCATGGCCGCGTTGATGTAGCTCTCGGCCGGCACGCCCGTCAGCCGCTCGGCAATCAGTTGCGCCATGTAGTTGGCGCGGCTTGCGCCATATCCGCTCTTGGTGCGCGCCACCACGTCGGCAACACGGGAGGCCGTCGCCTTGCCTAAACGGATTTGGTGCCATTCGGCTGACCCCTGAACGATGTCAGTCATTTCGCAGTCGTTCCCTTCTTCTTGCCGATCGCAATGATCGCGCGTTGATAGTCTTTCACCGGAAGGTCGGAGATTTTGTCTATGCCGAAGTAGTTGCAAAACGACGTATCGAATCCGTCCGCAACAGCCGCGCACTTGTCTGCAATTTCCTGGGCCTGTTGTTCCGTGATCTTTTCCCCGTCGCCCGCCGCCTTGCCGTCGTCGTCGTTGCTTGCCGCCAGTCCGAGTGCTGCTTTTAGCGTCATCCGCTGCAAATAGGTCACCGTCGAGCCTATCGCCTGGATCGCATTTTTGTTGCCCGAGTCGTCGCGGCCGGCGCACAGCGTGTTTTCCTCGAAATGGCCGTCGCGGTGCGACACCACGCAAGTCACCGTGATCGGCTCGTTAACCGGCGAGGTGGTGCGGAATCGGTAGAACAGACCGTGGCGGGCGAGCACCGGGTTCACCGCTTTTGCGATCTCGCCCAGGTCTTCGTGTCTGTAGTGGGTGCGGCCCTTCGGCGAGATGAAATCAACCTCGCGGTTTTTGCTGATGTTCGGAATCTCAGCTTTGGCCGCCGCCATAGCGTTGTCGTACGCCTTGCGCGCCTGGTTGGCATCCCAGCGTTCATGCAGTGCCATCAGCTTTTCGATCATGGCGATGTCGGCGCCGGCGAGCACCGCCCGGTTCAGCATGTCGAGCGGCGTCACGGTGGGCACTGGCAAATCGTCCGGCGGCATCACGGAAACCTTCTGGGGGTTTTCGTCCATCATGCCACCTCCCTCACCTGCTGCCGGACGATGCGATAATGGCCACGCAGGTCCGTGCCGTCACCACTGATGCGAATGTGGACGCCGCTTTCCATTAACAGGCAGTTGATCTGCGTGACGTGAACGCGAACCGCATTGGCGGTGCCGTTGCCGCTGTAGCATTTGGCGATGATGCCCAGCGTGGTAATGCCCGGTTTGCGATCGATGACATCGAAGATCTGCGCCTTCTTTGGCGGCAGATAAACGCCGCCACGTTTTTGCGCCGGCAAGGGCTGTTTGCAGCACGGACAGAGCGGGTATCTGCTCACAGATCATTTCCTTTGTTACTTAAATCGGCCACCGGAGCGAAAGGGGCAGATGATCACTCCGGTGGCTTCATCCGCGCGTGATGGTGGGGACCTTAAGCGCGCGGAATTGGTGTTCATGCGGCTTCCGAATGTTGCCGGTCGAGCAGTTCGCGCAAGTAACTGCACTCCTCTTCCGTCAGCTTTGGCAATTGTTTCAGGATGATTTGCAGTGGTGTCGGTCTTTTGCGGTAGCCGGCCTTTTCCGCTGCCGCATTGGCCGACAATTTTTTGCTGCGAACCTTGGCGGCGAGTTCCTCGAGGCCATCACGATCGAGCCGGGCGAGCCAGTAATCAGCCGTCCCGTACTTTAACCTTGTATTACAAGGTTTTTCGGAACCAACTTGTTCGATCCATTTCGGACGCCCGCGCCTGCCGAGCTTCACCGCCTGGTCGAGCGGCAGCGGCTCGTCCGGCGGATTGAGTTTCAACCACTCGACCGCGATGTTGATTTCTTCCGGCTCGAGACGATAGCCCTCGCGTATCATCGCCTCGGCAGACTCGTAGCCGAGCTCCGAATACATCGCTTCGGCATCGGCCACGAACTCAACCAGGCATCGGCAATCATAAGAGAGTTTGACTGCCAGAAAGGCGGCGCGCGTACACATCAAATCGTGCCACTTTTCGCGCGGCACCGTTTCCAGTCGATCAGTTGCGTTTACTGGTCCCGAGTCGACACGAACAGCCATTGCGGGATTTCCTCGTTTCGGAGCGACAGATTGAGTTGCCGAAGCCAAGCGTAATGGGCCTTCGCAGCCTCGATATCCCGATTGTCCTTGTTCAGTTCTCCGATCAGCCGCCGCTTTCTGGCGTTGATCCGGTGCTTGATCATCCCGGCGACCGTCTGGTCAACCATGTTGCCGCGCGCACGCATCTTTTTAATCACGATGCCGACGGTTTCGCGAAGCAGCAGTTTGACGTTGTTCATCGATTGCGCCAGCGTCGCCTTGTCATTGAACAGTTCAGCTTCCCTGGCGCGGAATGCATGAAAATCATCCATGAACGACGACCAGTCGGCGTGACCGTGATCGGCCCTCATGTTCTCCCACTGATAGGCATTCGGTTCGCGCCATTCCCTGAACCTGAAAACCGACTGCACGGTCGCGTCACCATGATCGACACCTTCAAACTTCATATCGAGCAACTGAATTTCCGGCTGCGCTGGCGGCTCTGGCGGAAAATCATCGTCTGGCTTTGGCGGCTCCGGCGGTGTCTCTACCGGGATCAATTCATCCATCGCACGCATAATGTTCGCGCCGATATAGCCCTTGATGGCCAACTCGCTCGACGCATCGAAATTGATGTGACCCTCGACATCCTTGCGCAAAACCCGCGCTGCGCGGCCACGCAATTGATTACCCGAGTTTGTCAGCGATGCCGGCGCCAGTTCGACAATTTCGCTCACCAAAATCGAGTCAAGACCCTCGCCGGCCATACCCACATGAACAAGCACGTCCAGCGTCGGATTGTCGCGAACACCGTCAGTATTTTTTGCCGGACAGAATTTTGCGAGAATTTCTTTGTTGGTCTCGTCGCTGCGACCAAAATCGCCGGTGCCGACCCAGTCGACCGCTAGTTCTGGATACATCTCCTGAACCTGGCCGCAGACGAACTCAGCATGAGATACGCAGATTGCCGCGATTAGCACCTGCAGCGGAAATCCGGTCCTGATCCGATTCGAAAGCATCCGGTCGATCGGCTCGGCGACAAGCGGCGAAATGAATTTCGGAGACCATCGCATCTTGCGCTCGATGCGAAATTTCTCAATCCGATCCGGCTCGGCACCGCCCGCCTGCGCGATCAACTCCGCTGTGGTCAGGTGAATGATCTCACCGTCTTTTTCAACGTCTAGGCTGTAGTGATAGGCGTGGCCTAGCAGTCTCTTAACCGCACCTTCGGTTTGTGCGAATTCATAGGTCACCTCCACATCGGGCGGCCCAAAAGCGCCGTCAGCATAAGGACGATGTGGCGTCGCACTAAGCACCAGCAGGAACTGCCGATTGAGCCCGAGCACGGCGCGACCCCAAGTCTTGTCGGTGCCATAGTGATGGTATTCATCGACGACCACCATCCACTGACCTGTCTGAAGAAGGTCGCCGACGACGCCGGCGCCGGCCCTTTGGATCAGCGATTGGATGGTAGTCGCGAAAATCTGGCGCTCGTTCGTTCGATGAGCCTTGATCGCCTTCAAACCAACATCACGAATGTCGACCACCTGCCACGGCCCATCCACTAGGGCTTTCGGCAAATCGTCATTTGGTGCGTCGCAAAGGAATTGGTCTAGCTGCTTGTCGGTGGGAAAAATCACAAGCAGTCGGTTAACGCGGCCAGCTTTTTGCAATGTGGAATACACCGCGCAAAACGTGAACGTTTTTCCATAGCCGGTCGGCAGTTTGACGTTCAGTTGAGCGAGGTGTGTCGCCAGCCGGTCTAATACCTCTTGCTGACCTGAGCGGAGGTTTTTTTTGAATGACAGTCGAGGCATAGCGGCTGCAGGTTCCATAGTTCGGTGCGTCCTTTTTTGATCCATGGATTGATGTGATCGATTTCAAATCGTTCGGGCAGTTCTTCACCGCAGATCGCGCACTTCCCATCATGCAAAATGAACAGCGCAATTCGCTGGGTCTTGCTCGCCAACCGGCGCATCGCCATCACCGCACCTCGATCCCGCCCTTGATTTCAGGAGCTATCCTGACCGCCAAGAATGCGAGCGATGCGCTCAAAGGCGAGAGACGGGCTCACGTTCGAACGCGGTGATGAACTTCTTGATACGCAGCAGGGTTCGGTATTTCAGCTCACGGCCCATCTTGAGCGTGCGAACAAGATTGGGGTCGCCCAGCGTCGCCCAGCCAAACGCGCTTGGCGGCATCCCGGTGCGTTTCAGGAAGGCCTCGATTTCTGCCAACAGTTCTTTGGTCGGATTTGGCATATTCTCAAATAAATAATACGTTTCCTATATTGTCAATAGGATAGTCCCTCGTTTCAGAAATATAGGTATACTCCTACAAGTGAGGAATGGATGTCGTGCGCAAGTTGATTCTAGAGAAATTGCAGGAACTTGGACTGACGATGTCCGAGGCGTCGCTAAAAATTGGCAAAAACCATGCCTATCTGCAGCAATTTTTAAAACGCGGGTATCCGCTGGAACTTCCGGAAAAATCCCGAATTCCGTTGGCGAATTTGATCGGTGTATCCGAAGAAGTATTACGTGGCACGTCGTCGGCATTGCCGACGCGCAGTCACACCAAGCCGAACAACGCTCTAATAGAACCGAATCTCATTGCACAGAAGGCACGTGTGGTAGCACAATCTTCTATTTCTGGTGCGGAACAGCAAAATTTTCTGGACAACGTGCGGTCGCTTTCTAGTATAAAATCCTATGATTTACCGGTGTTTGGAACAACACAAGCCAACCATGAAATACTGATCCTATCCGACCGTCCTGTGGATTGGGCGACGATGCCTGACTTCCTCGCAAGAGTGGACGGGGCTTATGGCATGCTTGTGTCTGGCGATGTCATGGACCCTGAACACAAGAGCGGCTCGACCGCTCTGGTCAATCCGCATTTGCCACCGCGCAATGGCGATACTTGCATATTCAGATGTCGTAGGAATGACGGTGTCGAGATCGCGAAGGTCAGACATCTCGTGCGCTTCACCGACAGCACCTGGTATGTCCGTCAGCATAATCCCAAAAAGGATTCCACATTGAAGCGCAGCGAATGGATGACCTGCCACGTCATCGTCGGCAACTACAGCCGTCGCTGAATACCGTTTTCTCTTTTTCCCTTCCCCTCTTTCCTAAAATATTTGTAACCTAGCGGATGTTTCCTGTTGCCTGTCGTGTAGGAGACGTACTATAAGACTATTTGCTTGGAATAGGCCTCAGGTTGCATTCGCTGGCGCCGGCACCACCGGCATGGTCGCTGCTGCAATCACCTGTGTTGGAACGATTAGAAGTCAAACGTAATACCGCGTTTGAACATCAGTTTGGATCTCAACAATGACCGCCCTTCTCGCTGGCATCGTCGCGGCCGGACTCGGAACGCTGATTTACATAGCGGTCCAAGCGCATTTGGACGCGCTCGACAACAAGGATTGGAATTAACATGATGGGGCTGACCACCATGCACCAGGCAACTGAAATGCAATGGGACCACGAAAAGCAGCACTTCGTGCAAGAACTGTGGCCGACACATTCCGCCAGCGCCATCTCCGAAGAAGTCGGTTCCCGGTTTCGGGAACCGTGCAACCGCAACATGGTGATGGGGATCGTTCATCGCCTGCAAAAGAACGGCCTCGAGAAGAAAGGCGCGGGCACCCTGCCCAAGGTCAACACGCGCAGCACGCGGGCGCCGCCGCGAGAGAAGAAAGTCAGGACAATGCCGACGCCGCCGCCTGCTCCATCCTTCAAGCCGAAGAACTATCCTGCCTGGGACGCGTTGAACACGGCGCCATGCCTGATCGTCGAACTCGACGACAGCCGCTGCCATTGGCCGCTCGGCAATGTCAATGAGGTCGCTACGCTGTTTTGCGGTGCCGTCGCCGCGGACGGCTGGCCATATTGCGCCCACCACACCCGAATGGCCTATGTGCCCGATCGGAGGGCGGCGGCATGACGTGGGATGAACACTGCAAGTTGCTCGACGTCTTGGCCGAACAGGGTTTAGCCGCGCTCGACAACGAGGACGAGGATGCCGCATTGCTCTACGTCGTCGCCCTGGTCGACTATGCGCTCAGGCACGGCGACGAACTGGACCGCGACGCGCCGCCCGTCGACCAGATGAAATTGCAGGATATGAAACGGCTGTTCCGGCCGATCCTGCAGGCCATCGAGCAGCGGCTCGGCAAGCAGCCGACATGGCAATAACGCCGCCCAGAGCCATAGTGCCTGCCGCGGTGCTGCTGTGGTCCGGCCTGGCGGTGGCGGCGCTGTCGGCGCGTCAGCCGGAAGTGCTGGCCATGGCTGAGCCCGAGCCGGTTCACCCGTTTCAGGCGCGCTGGGACGACGCGACCTTGGCCGATCAGCCATTGCTGAAGAAGCAAGATCGTCTGCCGCTGGCGACGGTGGCAGACGTCGCAGTTACCGAGCGCATTACGCCGCCAGCCCCAGATGCGCAGGTAGGCGTGCCGCCTGTGATCGTGATGCAGGACGAGGACAAGCCGCCTGCAGCGCGACACAGGCGGCATTCGCATTCGGAGGGCAATGTCTGCTCTAGGCACCGAATGCACAAGGTGGCGATCCGCGGCGGCAGATCATGGCGATGCAGGAAATGAATGAGTTCAGTGTCTACTGGTGGGACCCGGATGGTAACTATTACCCCGAGGCCCGCTTCATTGGGGCCGAGGCAGCAGTCAAGTTGGCCAAGTCGTTAACCGACAGGCCAGCCGCTCAGCTTGGCATCATCCGCAAGGTTACTATCACGGACGGTGACGACTTCTGCTGTTTCGAATGGAAGCACGGCGAGGGCGTCACCTTTGGAGGACATGAGTGAATGAGCGACCTGACGGAGCGTGAGATCGAGGCAAGGGAAGAATGCGCCAGACGTGGCCTTGACCCCGACGAGATTTGCACGGATGGCGGCGTGATGGTGTGGATGGTGGTGGATCAGGAACGAGGGCGACCGACAAACGATCTTGCATCTGAGCTAACGGCGGCCAAGGCGGAATGCGATAATCTCAGGAGGACATTGAGCGAAAAGTTGCGGCAGATGGACGCTCAAATAGCGGCCCTGCGCTCTATTGCTATTGAAGCCGCCGCCCGCATCGAGGCGCTGGAGGCGGCGCTGATTAGCATCCGTGACTGGCTATGGAGAGATGGAGAAACAACTGACGAGATTGTAGGTGAATTTAAGTGGATCGCCCGCGCCGCGCTCGAGAAGGACTCAGGGAAATGAGTGATTACACCGACATAGATATGGAATTTCGAAACTATCAGGATCGGATTGCCGATTTGGAAGCCCGCATCGAGGCGCTGGAGGCGGCGCTGAGGAAGATCATGGATCACCCGGCTGGACTCTCTGAAAAACAGTACGAGATCGCCCGCGCCGCGCTCGAGCCGCGCTAGATAGGGATTAGGGATGTAGGGAAATGACAAACAAACATCAACTTGGTGACGCGCCAATTCAGCCCGAGTTCTACGAGAAGATGAACGCCATCGCTAAGGCGCTCGACCAGGTCTTGAATGGTGAAGTGAAGGGCAAGGACCGCAAAAACGGCTTTGTTTTGATGTTGTACCCGTTCGGCAATCTCGCCAACGGCGACGCGCGTTGCAATTACATCTCGAACGGTGCGGATCGCAGGGATGTGGTCACCCTGATGAAGGAAATGATTGCTCGTTTCGAAGGCCAGCCAGAACAATCCGGGCGAGCATAATCGCGGAAATGATGGAAGCTGAACATGATTTGTGGACGCGCATCAAGGCATTGGAGGCGATGTTGGAGATGAAAGACGACCGCATCGAGGCGCTGGAGGCGGCCCTGCGGGCGCTTAATACAGCACTGGACGTTTTCTGGAATGGAGCACGCACGGAGTTTGACCTAGCCGTCCTCATAACCGACGCGCAACAGCAGTGCCGCGCCGTGCTCGATAAGGAGGCATGCGAATGAAATTTGTCCTCGACACAATAACTCCATGTCCAAGTGAAGTGCGTGTCGGCAACGTGTATCGTTACGGCACAAAGACCGGGCACATGATGGTCTTGATGGCTATTACGGAGGGCGAGACTTGCCTTCTCATGGTCGTGGATAAACATGGCAATCCTGTCGGGATCACCAATTACGGGACGCGCTCTCTCGATGAGCGCATGCCGATAGCCTTCTGTGAAGGTCTGGACGCTTGGGAGTTTCGCATCAGGAGCTTGTAAGGACGTAAGAGAGATGAGCGACCGCAAAAGCGCTGAACGCGCTATCGAGGCTTTAAGAAAACCCGACCCATCGTTGGCGCATGTCGTAAACACTGTCAGGCAATCACTCGCTGAAGTAGTTGAAGACCAACAGAACCGCATCGAGGCGCTGGAGGCGGCGCTTGCGGCTGTTAATAGTCTGCCTGATACGTGGCGGAATGAAGCAACGCTGTCGGAGAATCATTCCGTAGACGATGTGTACTTGAGATGTGCTGACGAACTTAGCGCCGCGCTCGATAAGGACGCAGGACAATGAGAGTACTAGCAAAATTTATCGATTACCTGATTGACCGGTGGTTGCGCTTATGTCCGCATGACAGCGCTCATGTGGCTGCCGATATTTTGGAGGGCGGTGGTAACGTACAAGTCAAATATTGTCGTCGCTGTGGGGCCGTGCGCCCTGAGTATGCTTCGGAATGGCGTCGGCCACGGCCACTATGGTTTTCAACATGAAATCAACCCAAGCCATGCGGGATAGATGCCGCGAATTGTCAAAGCCGGATCGGGATGATTACGACCGCGCTGTGATCTGTATTATTGATGATCTTGAGGCGCTGCAAGCCGCGCTGCGGGAGGCAACCATCGTCACCGACGAGATGGTGATGGCTGGTGCAAAAGCCATGGTCAGGCTTGGTCATGACCATCGGACAAGGGGCGAGCCGATGCCGACCCGGCTTCAAGAAGCCCGCGCCTGCCTGACCGCTCGCGCCGCGCTGGATAAGGGGAATGAGCCGGGAAACACGCATTGAAATCCAAATCTGTCCGGAATGTTTCGGGACTGGGTTCGCAAATCATTACCTCTCCTATCCGTATAATGATCGCGAGTGCTGGAAATGCAAAGGACAGGGTGAGATAGCAATCGATACAAATCTCATTCGAGATGATCAAATGACCAGCGCCGCGCTGGATAAGGAGGCTGGGAAATGACTCTATTCTGGCATCCGGCTGGTGGAATGTTGATGTATCTCGGCGGCTTTCTTGAGATCGCAGACTTGAACCCGGAAGTGAAGGCTCACTGGCGCATGAGCCGAATGGATATGTTGAAGCTGGGCTGGCGTTGCATCGTTGCCGCTGCGCTCGATAAGGAGGCAGGCAATGACTAACCCAGATCCATTGCGCTTGATTGGAGAACTACAAGATCGCAATGCGAAGCTTAAAGCCCGCATCGAGACGCTGGAGGCGGCGCTGCTAAATTTGGTCAATGCCAAAGCTCTATCTGGCGTGCGAAAGCTGGTTGCTGGATGGAACGGCGAAGGTCGCGACGAACCTTACAAGGAGCGCCATCCATATGGCCTTGGTGCAATGCTTCCTAAATGCTGCGGTGAAATTTACGCGTTGGATGAAGCAATGAAAACTGCCCGCGCCGCGCTCGATAAGGACACAGGGAAATGATTAGGAGAGCTTGCGCCTGCCATGCCTCTGCTCGGTGCGCACCGCATGCATGGTGATCCATTAAATGACCATCGAAGTCCTGGTTAGTGGTCAGCCGAAAGCCTTGGAGGCAGATCGTGGTTCACCCTCAGTGGTGGGCAGATGTCCAAGCGGTGCGGAAACGGCGCGCAAGACTGGAGGAGCGTATGGGAGTGAGTCCGAAACGGATAGATGCCGACGAGTTGTGCAAGGAGCTGGTGGCGATGGCTGTGATTGTTTACCTGTAAGAAAAAAAGTGCGGCAAACCAATGCCACCTCCCAACACGCCAGCGAGCCAGATCACGATGGCGATCAGGCAGATCAACCCGACGATGATCTTGGCGAACTTCAAGACATTGCCATCGATGGCGATATTGAACCAGTCGCGCACAACCCAGAGGATAACGTAGGCGACGAACAGAATGATCGCGATATACAACAACAGATTCAAAAACGAGATCAGGATGGCCATGATTTCCTCCACCAGGAATTGTTATCTCTGCAACAAGCCGCTCGAGGACGCGGACCATTGCGCGGTCGAGGTTCGCTGCACCGGCAAGATCGACATGGTCGGCGTCCATGACGAGTGCATCAAGAGCCACAACCGCAGTCTGTCGCGCGAGGCGTTCCTGCGCGCGACCAATCGCCGGGTCCAGAGCAAATCACAATGACATTCGCAGCGGGTTTCCTCGCCGGCTGGCTGGTCGGCACCACGGCCGGCCTTGTCGTGATGGCGTTCTTCTGTGGCGTCAGACGTCTGAACGATAACGGAAACTTAGAACGCCCACAGCATGATGAAAACAATCGCCGCCATTAGCGCGATGTAGGCTGCGCCGATCAGCACGAACCGCCAGAACGGGCCGCGCCACCACGGCTCACGCGGCGGGATCTGGTTCATCGCCGCCCAGGGTCTTCCACTGTCGGCTTTTCCGCCGCGCTTTTCAGCATCTCGGTCAGGCCGACGATGGCCTCGAACGCGGCAGACTGGGCGTCGACATCGGCTGCGGCGATCGCGTCATCCAGCCGCAGCAGGATGTCTTCCATCCGGACGATGAATTCCTGCACGGCGTCCCGCAATATGAGGCTCATGGCCATGGCTTCCCGACTAGTCCGGCGCATCGACCGCCTGCGCCATCGGCTCGATCGCCGGCTTGTTGCCTGGATCGGCCTTGCCATCATAGTTCGCGTCGGTGATGTTCTGAAACAGCAACGCTTCGGAGGCGCGGCGCCGCGTCAGCCCGGCGAGCACCTTGCCACCGCCCTTGTTCCATTTGTGGAATTCCAGCGCTGCGCCCTCGAAGTCGCCAGCGTTCACTTTCTTGAGCAAGGTAGATTTAGAGAGATTGCCCTCGCCACAATTATAAGTAAACGACACCAGGGCGTCGAACTGCCAAGGCTCCAACTCGACCTTGACCAGGCGACGAACTGCCATTTCAAAGCTTGCCATATCTTTGAGAAAAGCCTCGTCGCACTGCTGTCTGGTCCAGACGGTGTCGGGCTTGATCTGGTGACCATGCTCGGTCGTCGTTCCCCATCCCACGGTCCAAACTCCAACGGGACATTTGTATGCCTTGAATTTTTCCCCATGCGGTTGAAGGATGCCCTCAAAATGTTTGATTAAATTGGCGCCAGCCGGCGTCAGTGAGAGATCCTCATTCATGGCCTGTCCTCCTTCGGTAATGATGCCATGCAGCGCTTCATCATTTCCTCGACCATCGTATCTTTTCTTAGTGACGCACTTTCGAGCCGCGTAAAGAAATCTCTGCTGACCCAGATTCCCGCCGCCAGGAACATCAAATTGATTACAATCAAAGCCAATGCCAGCGGCTGGTTCTTCAGTGCATCGGTTACGCCGCTGACGACCTTGCCGGCCTGCTCCGGCATACTCATGGCTGCATCCACAGCACGGCTGCCAGCGTCATCGCCACCGCGACGATGATGATGATCACGGCCGTTTTGGGCTGGAAGGCGCTCATTTCACCGGCTTGCCCAGTTCGCGGGTCATCACGTCCTTGATGCGCTCGATGCTCTCTTTGTTGTTGTCGGTCTTGCTTTCCAGCACCGTCAGCCGGTTGTCGATCGTGCCAAGGTGCGGCGAGCCTCGCGTCTCCAGCGTATCCACCCGCGTCTCCAGTCGCACCATATACGACAACGCCCACGCCCCACCGCTGATCAGCGCGGCAGCCTGGGCGAGCAGAAAATACACCAAGGTGGAATTCTGTCTGGCCCATTCCTTGAGCGCGGTCATTTCATCAACCCCAATTGCCAAAACCGGCCGGTGCAGTATTGGCAAAAGCCGTCGCGCCGAAATTCCCGGTCCAGTTTTCGCCGCCAGTAGTACCGAAAGTCACGACCGGCATTAGGGCGGTACCCGCCGTAAAAGAAGATCCTCCTACCGCCGTTGCCGGATTCGCGGTGCCGCTGCCGTTCCAGTTGCCTGCGTTTCTGCGTATCCAAACCAATCCAGCAGTGAAATCAATCGCGAACCCGATGACATCGTTTGCAATAAACCCACCTATGTTACCAGCGAAGGCAGCAAAAACATTTAAATTGCCATTCGGGAATGCACCTATGACAGTGGCATTGGTGCTTTGTACGTTATTATAAGTATTTGCCGGTGTACAAAGACCAACAACGTCACCAGCGCCAGCGGAATTCAGTTTCAGTTCGAAATAGTATTTGCCGCTACCATGCGTTGTCGCAACCCGCGCCCCGGAATTGCTTGCCGTACTGGAGTGTGTCGCCGTTAGATTATTATTCGACAGAGTTGCATTGAAGGTCGTGGCCGGATCAAACCCGATGCCAGCGCCGCCAGCGCCGCCAGCGCTACCTGGCCCGCTTTGCAACAATAGGATCGTCATAGTCAGGCCGCCTTGTATCCCGAGGCCGAGACCTTGGTGCTGGCACCCGTTGTCACATTCTGGGCGTAGAGCGCAGTCGCGAGCGTCGGCTGGCGCAGCGGTGTCGGAAACGAGATCGCGGCGCCGCCATATGCGGCCGCGGCCGGAATCACATAGAGCGTCGCGCCGCCGGCGCCGTCCTGAATCAGCACATCCGTTCCGACTGTGGCATGCGAATTCGAAACCGTGATTTGCGTGATGTAGTTGCGCAGGCCGGCGGCCGGGGCGGCAAGCAGAGACGTACTGGTCGTGCCAGTCATCGCCGTGGTGATAGCGCCGGAAACGTAATTCGTGGGACTGACGCCCCCGGACGAGCTGACCGACAGTGCGCCGCCGGTCACGGTGACGGCCCCACCTAATCCATCCGCCAGCACCTGACCATTCGAGAACGGCCCCACGCCGGTGCCACTCTCGTCCCAGACACGCATTGGGCGCGTCGTGCCAGCAGCGTCCTTGATGTTGAGCGTCGTCCATGCTCCAGCCATTTCATAAAACTCCGAAATAATAGGCGCTGTCGTAGAACCTCGAGAAGTTGAGCGACCAATCGACGGTATCGGCCGGAAAATCCTCCGGGTTATAAATGGTGCCGGGCCGGATCACAGTCGGCGGCTCGCCAGCGGACGAGCCGATGTTGCCGGGCTCGAAAATCGCGGTGATGCAGTCATCCAATAGCGGCATCAGAGCGGCCCTCCGCGCGGGAATGCCGCAGCCGGCGGCGTGAAGGATGCATCGGTTTTATACCTGGCCACCCCTTTTGTGATGCGGACCTCGTCAAGCCAGCCGTCCAGCGCAAAACTGCTGATGTAGAAAGCGTCGTTGCCGATCGACAGACTAAAACCCTCGTTGAAAATACTGCTGTTCGCGGGTGTGGCGCTGGCCATTGGCACTCCATTTTTATAGATCCGAATTTTCCCGCCTGAATCCTTGTCGACTGCGAGATGATACCAGATCCCCACCGTCAGACTTGCGCCGCTGGAAATCACACTTGTATATGTGTTGCCATCGGTCGAATATTTAAACGCGAATTCACCCGCCGTGCCCGACGTTTCGAACGACCACCCGAACTGCGACGGACCATAGGTCTGCGCGACCAGAGTATTACTAGGGCCGGTAATGCTGTGAAAACGCGCCCAGCATTCAACTGTGAACTGATCGGAATTGGCGCTTGACAGGGTCCAGTCATCGCTGTCGCCAAATATCAGAGCAGAACTCACGGCGGGCATTCTAAGTGACGACAAGCCGAACTTGTGTTCTGCGGTGTCGATATGAGGACTGCCGCCAAAAGTAGCGGTGCCGTGAGCTTTAAGGCTCTCGTCCGTGAAACCTGGTGCCCCCTGTGAGCCGTTGAGGCCCTCAAATCCCATTAACAACACGACGTAGATGAAATATGGATCAGTGCCGTCATCGACCACCAGCGAGCAGCGCAGGATGCTTTCAGCGACGAATTCCACCGCATAGTTCTGGCCGTGCGTGGTCTCAATGACGTGAAACACCTCGTTGATAAAGTCGTCGCCCAGATTCAGAAACGCCGCCAGGTCACCCGGCTCGATCTCCAGACCGTACATCATGGCAGTCCCGGTGACCTTCTTGCGCGCCACTTCCTCCTGGTATTTGGCGTAGGTCACCAGCGACATCCGCGTTGCGGAATCCAAGATCATCGGCAGGAATACGGATTCCGACGACACCGAACTCGAGACGTTGACCGGCACCCGCGGCCTCACGGCCTTAGACGGCACGATGGTATAATCCGCATTCGGGTCGATCGTGCTGAGCTCAAGCTCGCGCGGCACGCTGGTTGTCGCTGCCCTTGCAAGCGCAACCTGACCGCTCATCCTGGTCTTGTCGAGGTTAATGTCTGCCGTCACCACGGCGCCGCGGTCCACGATCCGCAACTTGTCGGTCTGCAAGATATCCCATGATTTATAGAAACGGCCGAACTGTTGGATGGTCGCGAGAAACTCCGCATCCGCCGCGAAGATCATTCCGCCGCAGCTGTCGGTGACGCCGATGGTTTCGAATTGCGCCGAGCTAT